TGTAAATATAATTATTCAAATTTTTAGCGGTGTCCAGAAAACTGGGTACATATCAAAATACCCCGCTGCAAGGCGGGGCTTTTTTTATGTTTATATGATGTTAGCCAGGGTTTCCGCTGCGCGCTCATCGTCCCCAGGCATTACGTGGCTATAGGTGTTGAGCGTCAGATTGGCAGTGCTATGGCCGAGGCGCTGCTGAACCGTCTTATAGCTGGCACCGTGCTGCAGCAGGAGCGAGGCGCTGGTGTGACGCAGGCTGTTGAGGCAAAAATCTTTCGGCATATCTGCGTTCTTGCCGTAGCGCTTGACGAGCTTGCTTATTGCGTCCGGGTTGAGCGGTCTGCCGTGCTCTCCCGGGAAAAGGAGGCCGTATGGCTGCCACAGCGCGTCGCTCATGGCCTGCAGTCGGACGGTCCTTATCTGTGCCTTGATAAGCGGAAGAATCGCCTTAGGCAGGCTCACAGTGCGCCAGCTGTCCTCTGTCTTAGTGCTTGCGCCAATCTCACCGCCACCTTTGGTACGCAGGTTGGTCTGCCGGACGGTAAACGTGCACCGCTCCAGGTCTACGTCCTGATAACGTAAACCAAGAATCTCACTGCGCCGCATGCCGCTGGTGGCTGCTAGTTTGATGAGCAGCTGGTGCGCGGGATCAGTGATGACGGAGAGCAGCTTTGTTACCTGTGCCTGGGTAAGAGCCACCCACTCGCGCTTGCGGGTAACCTTTGGCTTTTTGATTTGTAGCATGGGATGCTTTGCAAGCACACCATCAATTACTGCTTGTGTAAGCAGAGCCTTGAGCGTTACATAGATATGCTCAACGGTGCGGCTGGCAAGCCTTGCGGAAAGTGCGGCTATAAAGTCACGGATGTTGGCTGGCTGCAGATTGCAGAGCGGGAAGTCACCGAGCTCCGGCTTGATGTGCACCCGGATGTGAGACTCAATCGTTGCCCAGGAATTTTTGCGTATGGCTGCGTGCTGGACGACCAGGTAATGGTCGCACCAATCTTTGAGCAGCATGCCGCTGCTGTAGGTCCCGCTGCGTTTGGCAATCTTGAATTCCTGCACCTTGCGGTCAAGCTCTGCAGATGTTTTGGCTGTAAAATAGTACTTTTTGCCGAGGTAGGTGACTGTGGTGGCGTAGCGGCCGTCGGCGCGTTTCTTGTATTTTGCCATTGTGTAAAACCTCCTTGTGTGATACAATGGAGGTGCAAAAAATAACCGTTGCAAGTTTGATTTTGCACCTTGCTCTCTTTCGTGGTGGATTGAGAGCACCATCCGCCTGTGCTGGTAACACGGGCGGTTTTTTATTTATTTTTGCAGCAGCATTTTAGCTCTGGAGAGCAGCTGCTCCGAAAAATCTCCCATAGTGGTGTATGGGACAATTTCGTTATCGTTTGTTGCTCCCTTGTGGTATAAGCCGATTTTAGGGGCTTTGGCTGGATTGCCGTCATTCCAAAAATACAGGCGGCAGAGCCATTTGTTTGTCTTGCCCTGATACAAAATGCCTAGATAAGTCTTATTTCGCTTACATTTTATATCGCTTTCCGGGATAAGTCCAGACAATAATTCCTTGACTTTGTCCAGAGTAGCTTCCTCATCAGTATGGAGGTCTTGCTCGATAATATCTTCAAGCGTAGGCTTTGGGGTAACTCTACGCTGTATTTCCTCATTGATAAAATCGTTCAAGGCTTTTTTGATGATCGGCCGGAATCTATCAATGTTTGCAGTGGTTTTTTGCCCTGCACCAAGTGTACTGATGATGTAACGAGTGAAATCATCGTCTGGCTTGCTGAGCTGGCGAGCAATGAGGGCTTTGATTTGTCCATCATATTTTGCTTTTTCAGCAATGGACGCTAGCTCTGCGACATTAAATTTTGATTTATCAAATTTCTGCAGACAAGCAATGTCTGCATCGGTAATGGCGGAAATAGAGAACGACAAAAAAGGCGTGTTGTCCATTACATGGGATTGCTCCGTATCCGAAAAAAACATGTAATCGCAGCCATTGGTCAGCACGGCGAATTTTACGGAAGGGCAAGCAGCATAGTATTTTTTTAGTTGCGCGATGTGGTTTAGAAGCTTTTCGCTCAGGTGCTTACATTCTACAAGTACAGCGACCTGCCCTGCTTTATCCAGCAGGGCGTAGTCTACCTTATTGCAGGAATCACCAAAATCTGCCATATATTCCGGGACAACATCCTCGGGACTGGTTACGTCGTATCCCAGTAGTTTCAGAAATGGCGCAATAAAAAATGCTTTGGTAGCTTCTTCTGTTTGAGTGTTGGCTCTAAATTTTTCTATTTTTTCGGCTAATGTTTTTAAATCTTCTTTCATTTGCCATCCTCATTTCGCACTTTCTTTATTTAGAAAACTTTCCCTTTTAATAGTTTTGTGGCAAACTATTTATAGATTAAAATTATCGTTGTCGTCACTTCGGTGGCGACTTTTTTTGTTTTTTATGGGGAAGTTTCAAGCGGTGGCGGCAGTTTCTTCTGCCGCCAGAATACCTAAGATAAAAAGATATAATTCCACCTGAGCGTCCTCGTTTAGTAACTCGAGTCGCTCACTGTCCAAGATTAAAACACCTCCTTTATTGGTTCCGCAGGTTTTTGGGATTTGAAAGTAAATCCTCAAAATATTCACGAGCGCGCTGTTGCGCTGCAGGACTAAGTTTGTTGTACAGTTCTTGAATATCATTTTTAGGCTTTTCTGGGGTATCCCATCCCATTAGTTGGGCAGGAGTAACGTTAAAAATTTCTGCCAAGAGTATAACCATATCATAGGGGATATTTTTAATATCCCCAGATTCATACCTTTGCAAAGTTGCTTTATTTGGCAATTTACCTATTTTAGATTTAATTATTTGAGCTAAATCTGTAAGAGATAATCCGTGTTGTTCACGGTATTTTCTTATATTTTCTCCTATTTCCATGGCTTGCCTCCCTATAATCTCCCTATAATTACGTTAACATCATTATAAATTACTTTTGCGCAAAATGCAACAAGGAATCGACTTTTTGCAAAAAAAGTTGCGCAATATGCGTTGACAAATAGCTTTAGTCATGGTATTATAGTTGCATAAAATGCAACGAAAGGTGGTGAGAAAATGTATGGCATTAATGTAATGTTACTGCGTCAAAAAATGCTTGAAAATGGGTTTATAAATATTGTAGACCTTGCAAAAGCAGCGAATGTTAGCCGGGATACTATTAGTAAAATGTTGGCTGGCAAAACTAAACCTCAAACCAATGTAATGTATGCAATTGCTAACGCTTTGAAGTTAACCTGCGAAGAAGCGGGGAAAATTTTTTTTGCACGTATCGTTGCATGAAACGCAACGATGGTAATCGGAAAGGATGATAACTGATGAGAAAGTATGTAAGTACCAAGTGGATCACCAAACGGATGGCGCATCAGGAACGCCAGCGCACAGGTGAGACGCACAGCTGGGGGTTACCTGCTGGATCCTGCCCTATAAAGCGCAAGCTGCGCTACACCGACGGTTATCGTTATTAAAGATGGCACCCACGTGATGGGGTGCTGCAGATGTTATCGAAAGATAGGGGGGGTAATTATGGAACCTATCGCTGTAACTCTTGATAAGGCCTGTGAGTTAACGGCCATCGGTAAAGCGTCGATGGTGAAGCTTATGCAGGACCCAAAGTTCCCGGTCTTTAAAATCGGCAATAAGTCAGTTATCCCGGTGGCAGGGCTACGAAACTACATCGAAGCTCTGGCTGCCCGGCACTATGGAGTCGTTTAGGAGGCGGATGGTATGAAAAAGCTGTTATTGATTCTGATAATGGCCTGCTGTGTATGGCAGGCGTGGGACTACACCCATCCTCAGCCTGTAGAACGCTACGTGGTCCGTGCTGTGGCTGCAGAGGGTGATACCCTCTGGCATTTAGTAGGTGATACCATGCAGCGTGAAGGAGACCGCCGCGATGTCCGCGAGGTCATCTTTTATACAAAGAAGATCAGTAACCTGAAGGGTGACCTGCAGGTTGGGGACATAGTCCTCATTCCCATAGAGGCATCTACAAAATGAGAACCGATGACCGTGGCGTCCATTACGTAGACTGCATGTTCTGCGGTACGGAATGGATAGTGTCAAAGTTTGTTAAAGAACCGTATGCATGCCCTTATTGCAGGGCTATGTATAAAAATTTCAATCCACCACAATCAAAAAAGAAAAAGAAAGGTAAGGTGTAAAAAGGTAATGATTAGAACTAAAACCCAGATTTTTATTCAGCGTTTAAAGCTCGAAATGCAGAGTTTGCATGAATACGCAGCTTTGCTGGAACGCTGGAATGAGGACGACAACCAAGACAATGTCCTGCAGGAGGCGGAGCTTGAGGTCATTGACCGTATCGGCGTAACGATGGAAGAGATGCGTGATCTGCAGTCTCACGAATGGGCTGCTATGTACAAGGCTCTGAAAGATTCCGCAGAAAAGAATGCTGCTGATGGTTCAGGTATGCCAAAAGAAGGCTCCAGTATGCCGAAAGATGGCGCTTGCAAGGAGGCTGAGTAACATGGCTAACATCTATGAGCTTGATGCTAAAATCTCCAGCTGCATCCAGCTGGACGAAGAACACGTTGTAAGTGTTGATGACGGCGAGATCCTGAACCTGCAGCAGTTTGAAGCGCTGCAGATGGAGCGCGACCAAAAGATTGAAGGCCTGGCTTGCTACATCAAAAACAAGCTTGCCGAAGCCGAGGCCATCTACGCTGAAATTAACGTCCTTAGCTATCGCGCCGGGATCATCAAGAAAGAAGCCGAACGCTGTAAGGATTATCTTGCCGGTGCGTTGTACGGTGAGAAGTTTGAAACTCCCCGCTGCAAGATTACGTGGCGTAAGTCCGAAATCTGCAACGTGCTGAATATTGATGCAGTGCCTGATGAGTTCAAGCGCACGAAGGTGATCGTTGATGCTGACAAGACGGCAATTAAGAAGGCCATCAAGGGCGGCGCTGAAGTTCCGGGCGCTGAAGTTATTCAGAAGCTGAATATGACTTTAAAATGAGATTTGTTATGTTATGCAAGAATTGCCCTCAGTGTAAAACAGTTGGGGTTGGCGATATTTGTACACGTAGCTGGTGCAAATTAGGCAAGCCTGATGCTGCTGGCAGATATTTAGGGCTGGCACCATGGCGCAGTAAGCCGCATCCGAAATGTCCGCTGATGGCAAGATTAAAAGAAAATTACAAGGAGTGATTTTATGGGAATGCCTGTATTGATTCTGGGCGCGTCCGGCTCTGGCAAGTCCACGAGCCTGCGCAATTTTGAGCCGTCGGAGGTTGGCGTGTTCAACGTGGCGAGCAAACCGCTGCCATTCAAAAAGCGGCTGAAGGTCGTAAATCATGCGACGTATCAGGTCATCCAAGAAACGTTGGTGAAGAACAACTTGCGCTGTTACGTTATCGATGACTCGCAGTACCTCATGGCGTTCAACATGTTTGCTCGCGCGAAGGAGACCGGGTATCAGAAGTTTACCGACTGTGCGTTGAATTTCTACAATCTGCTGGCGCTGATCCGCGACCATACGACCGATGATACTATCGTGTATCTCCTGCATCACACGGAGTGCGATGATACTGGTCACATTAAAGCCAAAACTTCGGGCAAGATGCTGGACAATCAGCTCACTCTAGAGGGCCTGTTCAGCATCGTGCTGCTGGCTGAGACCGACGGTAAGGCGCATTGGTTTACCACGCAAAGCGATGGTTTCACTCCCGCGAAGTCACCGATGGAGATGTTCGCACCTAAGATTGACAATGACCTGAAGGCCGTGGATAGCTGTATCCGCGAGTATTATGGATTTAACGAGGAGGCAAAGAAAAATGAAAAAGCTTAACTGGGGAAATGTTGAAGCTGCGAGTGAAGGCTACGCAGCGCCGCCTGCTGGTGGTTATGTACTGGCCATCTGCTCTGTAGAAGACCATGCAGACAAGGAGTACCTGAAAATCTATTGCGACATCGCAGGTGTAGCTGATAAAGCAAACGAGCAGTTTATTGGTTACTATGGCCAGCGCAAGGAACGCAGCGGTGACAAAATCCCGCTGTTCAGCTTTATCCGCAGCTATAAAGATTCTGCGCGTGGCTTCTTCAAATCGTTTTTGGTGGCGTTAGAAAAGAGCGGCAACTCCGGCTTTGTAGCAGACCGCTTTGCTGGTGACGAGCAGCAGTTCTGTGGCATGGTCGTCGGTGCTGTGCTGGGGCAGGAAGAGTACGTCTGGAACGACAAGCTCCGTGTGCGTCTGAAGGTAGCGCAGCTCTGTTCCGTAGAGCGCATCCAGAAGGGCGACTTCGAGATTCCGGAACTTAAAAAGGTAGACCTTGCAGCAGTTCCGGTTGCAGCTCCTACCTCCAGCTTGGACAGCTTTGGTACTAACGTCCCGCTGCTCAATGATGAAGAGATCCCTTTCTAAGTCCGAGCTGCACCTGGACGATATTCGCCCCTTTTTAACCGGTGTAAAAACAAAGCCGGGCGGACATGTTACCGCTACCTGTCCCTTGTGCGGTAAGGCAGATCATCTGCACATAGACGAAAAGGGCGGCACACTTCTGGTATATTGCCAGAAGTGCAACGCTCCCGGTACGGACATTCTGAGAGAGTTCCGCCGTCTGGGAGCAAAGCCTGCCGAACCGGAGCCTGTAGATTATAAGACGACAAAACCTGTTGAGGATTACCGCCATGTCTACAGGAACCCGGACGGCACTGAAGCTTATTACAAGCGCCGCCGCAAGTGGGCCGATGGGCACAAGGTGTTCAGCTTTGCATATATCAATGCCGAAGGGCGCACGGTGTATACCAAGCCCGAAGGATGTAACAACTTATATAACTTAGATTTACTAGCACAACATCGGAGCACAAAGTTGTACATCGTTGAAGGCGAGAAATGCGCCGACGCAATGACGTCTGCCGGTCTACTGGCAACCACGAGCAATACCGGAGCGCAGAAGGCTATCAAGCTGAGCGCGACGGACAAGGCTCTGCTGGAATCTTATGCAGAGCGTATCGTCATCCCGGACAACGATGAGAAGGGCACCGATTATGCTGCAGCCTGGCAGGGCGCGAAGGTCATGGACATCACTAAGCTGTGGCCTGACTGCCCGCCTAAGGGTGATATCGCAGATTACTTTGCTGTCGGTGGCACAGCCGAAGCAATCGAAGCCTACGAGTGGCCTGTGGTGCTCTCTCTGGACAGAGAATTCTTCGAGGGGTGCGACAGGTTTAACCTGATAAGTGAGGCGCTCCTAGAGGCAATAGCGGCGGTCACAGAGCCGTCCAAGCGTCAGCAGGTGCTTTCCATGGCGAGGTTTCGCGCTGGGGAGCTGTGCTGCAAGAGGGAATTTGAGAGTTGCTGGAAGGCGTACCTGCAGCAGCAGGCAGCCAAGGGTATAAGGTCAGATAATCTGACCAAATTCCCGCAGCAGCTGTTTTCCTTGCGGTGTGGTAACTGGAACACATCGATTAATGGCGTGTATCGGTCGGTGCAGGTGGGGACGGAATTTAAAAACGAATACGCAAGTCCCATTCCCATTATGCCGACGGAGCTGCTGGTGAACGTGGAGGATGAAACGGAAAAAATCCGGCTTGCGTATTTTAAAAATGGCGGCTGGCAGAGCGTGGTGGTCCCGCGCTCCACGTTAGCCAACAAAAACAAAATAATCCTGCTGGCAGACAATGGTGTTGAAGTCAACAGCGACAATGCCGGTCTGTTAGTGAAGTATCTGGCAGAGGTCATCGCTATGAACCCGGACATCCTGCCGCGGGTAAAGTCGATTGACCACATGGGCTGGTCCGATGCAGGCTTTGTTCCGTACACAGATGAGGTCAAGCTGGACTGTGAGGACCAGTATAAATCTCTGGTGCAGGCAGTCTCCAGCAAGGGCACGCTGGAAGAATGGGCGGCCTACGTCGCACCGCTCCGGCAGAACCTGTACATGCGCCTCATCCTGGCTGCAAGCTTTGCGAGCGTGCTGGTCGAGCGCGTATCTGCTCTGCCGTTCGTGTTGCACCTTTGGGGCGGAACCGGCAGCGGCAAGACCGTGGCCATGATGGTGGCTGCGTCTGTCTGGGGCAATCCCGGCATGGGCAAGCTGGTGCGGACCATGAATATGACGGTCAACAGCATGATGAGCACAGCGTCTATCCTGCGTAACCTGCCGTTTTTCGGTGACGAGCTGCAGACAATCAAGTCAAGATTTGAGAATTATGATACGTTGATCATGCGTGTCACTGAAGGTCTTGACCGCGGACGCATGACGAATGCGACCTTCCAGCGGCAGAAGTCCTGGCTGAACAGCTTTGTTTTCACCGGCGAAGAACCCTGCACGAAGAGTCAGTCCGGTGGCGGCGTGAAAAACCGTGTTATTGAGATTGAGTGCGACCAGCAAATAATCAGCAATGGTAACGCTGTTGTGAATTTTATCACGCAGCATTACGGCGGTGCTGGCAGGGCGTTTGTTGAAGCGCTGGAAGGGAAGAACCTTGCGGCTGATTACAATGAGATTATGCGTCTGGTGCTGGAAGTAACAGATACGACCGAGAAGCAGGCCATGGCGATGGCTCTTATGCTGCAGGCGGATGCGATTGCGAGCAAGGCTATCTTTGGTACTCCAGGCGATGTGCTGTCGCCGGAGGATATAGTTGGTTTCGTAAAGAGCAAGGCTGAGGTTGATGTGAGCGAGCGGGCGTTTAACCTTATTGTTGACGTCATCGGTGCCAACGCTGACAAGTTCGATACCGAACTTGATGATTATGCTGGTTATGCCTACTGGGGCAGGCGCAAGAATAATGGTGTTATCATGATCAACAAGACGGTCCTGGAGCAGGAGTTAGAAAAGAATGGCTTCGACTTCTCAGCGCTTAAGAAAAAATGGGCGGAGAGCGGTCATCTCCTGAAAACGACGCAGGGACGATTCTCCAATGTTTATCGGTTACACAACACGAGAGCAAACTATGTTGCTCTTTATGTCAAGGCGTAAGCTATGTAAGCCAAATGTAAGCCAAAAAAATGGCTCAACCATGCGGGTTTTAAATATTTGGCTTACATAATTACATGACTTACATAATTAGATATATACGTATGGAGTTTACCGCTTTAGATTAGGGCGGAAATAATAATAATATATATCGATATCCTTTCAAAAAAAATGTAAGCCTGTAAGCCAAAAACAAAAAAAGCCTTAACCATGCGGTTTGTAGGGTTTTTAAATGTAAGTCAAAACGTCAGCTGGCTTACGTAAAACTGCAGCTAAAGGAGGGAAACGATGTTATTTAAAATTTTGAGTACCATGTTACGTGATTGTATTGCAGGGCTGATTATGGCGGTGGGGTGCTGCTGTATGATGGTGGCACAGGCTTTTGTCAAAGCTGCTGTTTGCCTCGCCCGGGTTGCGTGCAAGGTCAATGGGGTGAAATGTGATGTTAAGTAAAATCTGTCTGGTGTTTGCAGTGCTGATCAGCATTGTGTGGATAGTGAGCCTGACGGTGTTAGTTGGTTGCGGTACTGTATGGGCGCTGCAGAAGTTAGGAGGAATGTAAATGTATATCAAAACTAAACGCGGAGATTATGTGAACTCCAAGAATATCAGTGGCTTAAGAATCTTCTGTGATGAGGGCCTGTTCCATGTTTTGGGACACTGCATCGGTTATGATTTTGAACCTTGCTTCTACGTCAGTGGCAATAAGGAAGACGCACAAGCGTATATGAATTTGATGGTAAACCACCTGGATGAAGTAGAAGATGCTGCAACCATGCAGTACCCGCGTTGTGCTATCCTCAAGGTGTCGGAGTCTACTGTTGATGCAATGCGTTATAGCTATCGCAATCGCCCGCTCCAAAACGAGCCGCAGCATGCAGCCAGCAAGAACACAAAGCTGTCCGCAATGCTGACCGCGCTTGTTGATGACTTTGCCGCGTCTGGTGACACGGACAATCTCCTGAAGATTAATGCATACATTCGCATGTATCTGCTGAAGGAGGCTAACCATGAATAAACAATATCTGATGTTGAATCTGGAGTCTGACACCTTTAAGGGCATGAAGGCCGATTTCGATGAGCTCCTGCAGCAGCTGCTGGAGAAGCTCTTTGCTGGCCGTATTGCTGATGGCTCTATCAGCATGAAGCTGTCCGTCAGCTTGACCGAAACCTATTCTGAAACAATGGGTAAGGACATTTCTGTACCGCTGTTCAAACATAAAACTACCGCCAATTACACGGAGAAGCTGGAGAATGCCGGTGCTGTATCCCTGCCTAACACGTATCTGGAATACGACGAAGACCTCGGGGAGTTCGTCCTGAAGCCTTGCGGCGGCGAGCAGGACATGTTCGCGGAGCAGGAGTCTGAGGCTGATGAAGTAACTGTCGACGTTAAAGCCATTCCGCAGGACTGTCACCGTCCCCTGCAGGTGCGTGATCCTATGTGCAATGACTGCGCTAATCGCGATACCAGCGCCTGTGACCATTGCGATGGCTGCGACAAGTGGGAGCCGACGGTAAAATGATTCCGCTGCGTCCCTACCAGCAGGAGCTGGTGGATAATATCCGCAGAGCAATCGGTCAGGGGCGGCACAGCGTGTGTGCAGTGTTGGGCTGCGGTGGTGGCAAGTCCGTTATCCAGGGCAACATCGCCGCCAGCGCCACGGCACGCGGCAACAGGGTGCTGTTTGTGGTCCACCGCAAAGAGCTGTGCCAGCAGATTACCAATACCTTCACGGCGTGTGGCGTAGACTTCTCTCTCTGTACCGTAGGCATGGTGCAGACGGTCTGTCGCAGGTTGGCAAAGACTCCGGAGCCGAAGCTGATTCTGGTCGACGAAGCACATCACATCCTGTCGCAGAGCTATTTGTCCATCCTGCAGCATTTTCCTGGTGCCGTCGTCTTAGGCTTTACCGCCACGCCGCAGCGCATGAACGAGGGTGGTCTGGGGGCTGTCTTTGAAGAACTCATCGAGTCAGTGTCGACAGAATGGCTCATCCAGAACCATTATCTGGCACCGTACAAATACTACGGCGTGCAGCTGGCGGATGCCAGCAAGCTGCATACTAAACGCGGCGACTACGACAAGGCTGAGATTGAAGCGCTTATGAATAAGCGTGCCATCTTTGGCAGTGCTGTTGAGAACTGGCTGCAGCTGGCCAAGGGCAAGCAGACCATCGTGTACTGCTCGTCTATCGCCACCAGCGAGGGCACAGCGGCCGCTTTTAGGGAGCAGGGGATAAATGCTATGCACCTTGACGGAACAACGCCACAGGCGCAAAGACAGGCTGCTGTAGAGGGGTTCCGGCGCGGTGAGGTCACGGTCCTTTGCAACGTTGATTTGTTTGGCGAGGGCTTTGACGTGCCTGACTGCGATTGCGTGGTGCTGATGCGGCCTACCAAGTCGCTCACGCTGCACATCCAGCAATCGATGAGGTCGATGCGAACCAATCCCAACAATCCGGATAAGGTCGCGCTGATCCTGGACCATGTTGGCAATTTCACCCGGCACGGTCTGCCGGATGATGTGCGAGAGTGGTCGCTGGAAAGCAAAGCCAAGAAGAAAAAGCAGGAGCTCAGCGTTAAGCAGTGCCCGAATTGCTTTGCCGTGGTCAAGTCAGCGGTCACCGAGTGCCCTCTCTGTCATTACGTGTGGGAAAAAGAAGAGCGCGAAGGTCCGGAGGTCGTGGAGGACATCATCCTGCAGGAAGTCGCGCGCATGCCGTATAGTAAACACATCGAGTGTAAGTCATGGGCGCAGCTGGAGCTGTTCCGCTCGACGCACAAACGTGCTGATGGCAAGGTTTTTAAGTTCGCCTGGTCGCTACACAAAGCGGTGCAGCTGGGGCTGGCAGTACCGGAACGGTACCGCAGTGCCGCTATCCGCCTGCTGCGTCAGGATGAATACAGGAGGTTAAAGTTTGAATAAATCTGAAGCTCAAATCATGAAGGAGATTGAGGTCGCAGTGTCTGCTGCAGGGCACAAGATTTTCCGCGTCAATGTTGGCGAGGGCTATCTGTACCGCACGCAGCCGACGCAGGCTACGCTCGAACTAGAGAACAAGCGCAGCCGCTGGTTTAAGAGCGGACCGCCGCAAGGCTACAGTGATTTGTCTGGCGTAGCGTATCCGTCGGGCAAGGCAATCTTTATCGAGTGCAAGACGGCAACCGGCAAGCCGACGCTGCAGCAGTGCGTGTTCCTGCTGGCGATGTTGGCAGCAGGTGCCAATGCCGGTATCGCACGCAGCTCCGAGGAGGCGCTGGCGATTTGCGAGATGACGGATGACCTGCGTCAGAAGATGGGGGAGTATATCCATGGCTGGTTGGTTAAGCTTAGGCAGCGTGGTAAGTGATCCGTGGCCTGATTGTGCCGACAGCGAGTTCTGGGGGCAGCTGCTACCAAGCGCTGCCCGCCATGATCACAAGCTGTATGTTAAGCTCATCGGCCTACGCTTTGCCGGAGCAGAGCTGCTGCCTAGTGCACGCTTCGGCCTGCGCCTGGTCATGGCTAACGAGGCGACGGTGACTCAGCAGGAGGCGAGGGAGCTGCTTGCTCCCCACTCTGAGCTGCTACTGAATTTATTTTTACACATAGGAGGTGGCGCAGGTGGACAACAAAAAACTGATACATGATACTGTTGTGGCAACGCTGGCTGCCTTAAATAGCCAGCCTAAGCCGCAGGACTGCTACAAGGCGACGGAAGCAAGGCTGTATGCTTACTCGACGCTGCGCGCGAACATTGAGCAGTACAAGCTTGATATCCGTGACCTGAAGGCGGAGCGTGTCACAGAAAAATCTAAAGACATTACCTGCTGGGGCGGCGCAAGTTCTCGCCTGACGCCCGAAGAGAAGCAGCAGGCACGCATTATGGCTGTAGAAGTTAAGCTGGCGCGTGACCAGGCGGAAGTTGATAAAATTGACCGCATCTTGAACAGGCTGGAAGCAAGCGAGGATGCGGTGGCGGTAGACCTTATCCGTCAGGCGTATTTTTTCTGCGTGCCTTTGGATGATATTGCGCTGCGTGAAGGTGTGTCGCTCTCGACCATCCAGCGCAGGCGTACGCGCCTGGTGCGGCAGCTGGCGTTGATGTTATATGGAGCGGAGGCGTTGATATGACAATGATTAATTTGTATCCTGTGATTGCTGAAAAATTGCATATCCCTGTTGGCAAGGAGTTTAAGCTCAAGCCTAAGCGTGGCGGAGTATATCCGGCGCAGTACCGTTTTATCGCTGATGATTTGGAGTACCGTCCAAGCCAGTGTTGCCATTGGTCAAGCATTACTAATCAGCCCATGCAGATGCGTATTTTTCTGGCTTTGCTGCGTGGCGGCGTGGAGGTAGTAAAGGAGCAAAGTCATGGAGTGGAATGAAGAATTAGAGAAAAAACTGCAACGCCGTGGCGAAATCTGGCACGCGGAAAAACTTGCATCACGGCTTATATTCGACGGCCGCCGTGCTCTTGAACACTATACTGCAGATGAAATGCGTGCGAAATTTGAGCCTATAGCAAAGCAGTACAGAGAAAGCGGGCGCTTTATCAACTGTCTGGCATCTGATGCCTTGGTGATGTACTGCAAGGAGCAGGGCTATAAATGGGAGTGGTACCCACCTAGCCCGTTGGGAGAGTATTGGTTTGTGCTGCCGAAAGAGGATTTATTTTAGGAGGTGCTAAAAGATGAGTAAAAATTTTATCCCGCAAATCGCCCAAATGCTGGGCGTGGAGCTGGGTGAAGGATTTAAAATCAAAGGCGAAGACGAATTGATGACCTATAGATTCAATAGCGACGGATTACAAGTAACCTATGGTGACGGTATTGAATTATCCTACATATCTACTAACTCAGCCTTTGTTGCCTTGGTGAATGGCACTGACGAAATTGTTAAGTTACCGTGGAAGCCGAAAGAAGGCGCGAGCTATTGGACATTCATTCTTTATGATTGTGATATTAGGTTGGGTATTGAACCTCGCAAGTGGACTAACGACATGTTTGACTTTGCATTTTTAAAAGCAGGATGGATATATCGTACTTGCGAAGAAGCCGAAGCAGCGCTCCCTGCCGTGGCTGCGGAAATAGGTGTAGAGTATGCGCCATGATTTAGAGTGGCGCATAAAAAGCACAATTTTAGATCCATGCTGTGGAAGCAAGATGTTCTATTACGATAAAGAAAGTAATGCTGTTATGTTTGGCGACATACGAGAACTTCACACAAAGCTTTGCGACGGAAGGGAACTACATATCCAGCCCGACAAGTTAATGGATGTAACCGATATGAAAGAAATCGAGGATAATACTTTTAATTGTGTAATTTTCGATCCGCCGCATCTAGTGCAAGTCGGAGAGAAAAGCTGGCTTGCTCAGAAGTACGGGCATCTGCCGCTGCTTTGGGAAGCCTGGATGAACAAGGCCTTTACTGAATGTTTTAGAGTATTAAAGCCAGGTGGGATGTTGTTATTCAAGTGGAATGAAGAGGATATTCCACATAATGCAGTTATGCGTTGTGCCTTGCCATACAAGCCAATTGCTGGCGACAGGACAGGTAAGACACGTTGGACGTTTTTCTGTAAATATTTAGGAGGATTGTTATGATTACATATAGAGAATTTACATCGTTTATTAATGATAAACTTGTTCGCGTAGGAAATTTGTTTACGGAAAAACAGCAGCAGTATTCTGCTGGTGCTGATCCGCTGTCAAACTTCCGCACCGGTGCATTGCTGGAGCATCATGATGGTGGCTATGACATGATGTATGATGTGGCTAAGGGATATCTGAATAAGCACATTGCTTTCCTCTACGACCATGGTATCGCCGACAAAACGGAAGAATCCTTGCGCGACATGGTTGTCTATGGTCTGATTATGTTGTACATGGTCAAGAAGCACAAGGAATGGCTTGCACAAGTGAAGGAGTGACCTTGATGAGCAGTAAACGTAAACTTAAGCGCCGCAATCCTGCGCCGGTGGCAGGCTTTAAATACGAGCGCATGTGCCAGGCTGTGTCCGAGCAGGCTATCTATCGCGTGCTGGCTGTGGCGATTGATATCCTCTGGAATGATTTCGGTGGTCTGCAGCGCAAGGACCAGCGTCTGAAGTTCTTCGCGGAGACATTCCGGGAGCGTCTGGAAGTTGTCGACCAGGGCTTTACGCCGACGCAGCAGGCAGCCATGGATGAGCTGCAGCGCCAGGCTGGGTATAGCGTAGTGTTTAATGCAAAATAATTCAACGACCGCTCATCGGATGGTGGGCGGTCGTTTTTTAATTTATGACTTGCAATAATTGCTATTAAGAGTTAATATAACATTAATGGGACACCATACATGTTATAATATAGAAAATAAAATCAAGGGAGGTAATCAAATTGATTAGAAATTTGCAAACTCTAAATTTTAGTTATCTGTTCAATTACACAATTGCCGGAGAGGATCTGCAGAAGCTTCGTCTGGCTACACAAATGCTTGCAGAGTATGATGTTGCTAAGGTTGCACAATATCTTCTGATGGATGAAGCGGAACTAAATACACAAGCTATTGAGACTGAATTGCAAAAACGCGAAACCATTTACAATGATGTTATTGATTGGAAACGTGAATATATGGATTCCGGCATTAGATATACTGATAAAATCCTTGTTCGCACTATGATTGCTGATGGAAAGACAAATGCAGAAATTGTAAAATATGTTAAAGTTACGGAACTTTATATCGAAAAAATCAGATTAAAAGAATTTTATGTTTTTAGTTACGATGTACCGCATGATATGGTTTGGGCTGGCACTGCGCGTTGGCAGACAATCGAAGAAGAACAAGATTTGAATCATGCAAATGCTTTTGATCAAATCCGTTGGTTGGAGCATGTTTCTTTGGAGAATATTAGCCGGGATGATGTTGAGCGTATCATCAAAAAAAGTCCTTACTTTGAAGGCGAACGGGTATATTTTACTGAATATATTATTACCAAGGAATTGTATAACGAATTGATTGCATGTGATAAAGCTGCAAAGAAAAAGAAGGCAGCTGACGAGCTGATGGAAGAAATTGCTTATTGTCAAGACATGATTGCAGAGCATAAAAAGCATAAATTGCATCACGAAAAAGACGTACCCGCACTGCGTAAGCAATACAACGATCTTAACAATGAAGGTGGTGAAGGTTATATCCCGCATTTCTATACTTTTGAAGCTTTGGCTTATTTTGAAGAAAAATTAGCGGCTTTAAAAAAACTAAAAAATGACTTGAAGCCGTGAAAAAAATGCGGTATAATATAACCACGGAGAAGTGTCGATAAAAGCGGCATTTGCCGGTCCCTTTCTGTTGCGAATCGGTGCGTATTTTGACTGAATGCGCACCGATTTACTATATTGTTTATGTAGCGTCTGGCTTTTAGCCGGGCGCTTTTTTTATGCCCGGAAGCCGTAACCTAAGGGACGGGACATCCCTTTCTATTCTCAAATCCTCAGCGGTAGTCCGGGCAACAATAAATGACTTGCAATTATCGTGGGAGTGAGTTAATATGCTTATAAAGTACCTGCTGCTTGCAGCGCGTGCGTGGGATGGTTGGGATGAATCGAAACATCCGCGTAAGTCTAACGGGCAGTTTAGTGCTGGCGGTAGAGTTTCCAAATCACCGCTCAGGCGTGCGGCTGAGGTTGTAAAGCCGAAGCGTAAGAGCAGAAAATCTAGTAAGATTACACCAGCTGAGCGTGAGCGTGTAACTCATGAAATCAGCACATGGTTCCATGGGCGGTTTGATGGTCTGCATAAAAGTTCTATTGCCGTAGGAAATTACGTTTATCTATTTACCATTAATGAGTATGGTGATTATGATATTTATTCTAAAATTTTGCTGAAATGAGGCATATTATGGAAGAACAACTTAGAGAAGCATTAAAAAAAGTTCCTCGTTATTATGAGGATTTTGAGACTGCTGTAGTTTTGCTGTTAGAGGATAACGAGGAAGCCATGCGCGAATTAATAGCGTTTATTGATTCGTCTCCTGAAGCACGAGTTGATGATGTGCTTGACATGGCTGAAGAACTGTCTGATCTTGAGGAGGCTGATGCCGATGAGTGAAAAACCCTCTGGTGGAGCACGTCGTGGCGCAGGTCGTCCAAAACTGCCGCCTGAATTAAAATCAAAACGCAAGCATTACAACTGGTACGTCACGGAAGAAGAGCGGACATTCCTGCTGGAGCAGCTTGCTGAATATCGAAAAAATCACTAATGTAAACCTCGAGCTTAACGGCTCGGGGTTTTCTGTTTCCGGAGGTAATTATGAAAATCATTGATATGCCTATCGGCGATGTGATTCCGTATAAAAACAATCCACGGCGCAATGATGCAGCCGTGAAGCCGGTTATGGAATCACTGAAGGAGTTCGGCTGGAAGCAGCCTATTGTTATCGACAAGGACAATGTTATTGTCTGTGGGCACACCCGCTTGCGTGCCGCTAAACGACTTAAGATGAAGACTGTGCCGTGCGTGATGGCTGATGACCTTACTCCCGAGCAGATTAAAGCGTTCCGGCTGGCGGATAATAAAACCGCCGAGTTTGCAAGCTGGGACATGGATATGCTCAACAGCGAGCTGCTTGATATCAAAGGTATAGACATGGGTGACTTTGGTTTTGACATGCCGGAGCCTGAACCGGAAGAGGATGCTTTTGATGTGGATGCAGCGCATGAGGCCGCCAAGCAGAACACCATCACGACTCCTGGTACTCTTTATCAGCTTGGGAACCATCGCTTATTATGTGGCGATTCAACAAATCGTACTGATGTAGCACGTTTATTGGGGGGGCAAATGGTTGACATGGTGTTTACTGATCCTCCCTACAATGTCGCTTACCAAGGCGGCACAAAAGACAAGCTCACAATTAAAAACGATTCGATGAGTGAGGCTGAATTCAAAAATTTTTTAGATGCAGTGTTTGATAATTATTTTGCCGCGATGAAGCCTGGCGCGTCCTTTTACGTTTGCTACGCTAGTCGCAGTGCTGTCGAATTCCGGCAGGCTATTGTCGATGCCGGTCTGCTGCTGAAGCAGGACCTTGTCTGGTGCAAGAACACATTTACGCTGGGACGGCAGGACTACCAATGGCAGCATGAACCCATCCTTTACGGCTGGAAGCCTGGCGCAAAGCACCGCTTTTTTGGCGGTCGTAAACTGTCGACGGTTATCCCAGACAACTATCCGGTGGAGGTTGGCTACGATGCCGATGGGCATCAGCTCATCCACATCAGCATCGGGCTTAAGACTGTTTGTCTGCGTGCCGACAATGTGGAGGCTGTGGACACGGAAGAGGTCAACAGCGTAATCCATGTTGACAAGCCCACGCGCAACGCCGAGCATCCCACTATGAAGCCGATTGCCCTCTGTGCTAAGTGCATCAAGAATAGCTGCCAGCAAGGTGATGCTGTGCTTGATTTGTTTGGTGGCTCCGGCTCCACGCTCATTGCCTGTGAACAAATCAACCGCCAATGCTACAGCATGGAGCTTGATCCTGTGTACTGCGATGTCATCGTTAAGCGTTGGGAGGCTCTCACCGGCAGGAAGGCTGAGGTAATCGGTGGCTCTGAATCCTGATAATCTTCGTTCATTAGGCGAACGAACAACGGACGAACAACGGAGAATAGCTTCTTCTGGCGGTCGCGCGTCTGGTGAAGCTCGCCGCCGCAAACGTGCTATGCGTGAGGTTCTTGACGACCTGCTGCAGATGCCGCTCAAACGTGGCGAGCTGAAGAATGTTGAGTGCCTGGGCGACCTGATGGGGCCGAACGGCAAGATTAACCTGCTGAACGGTAAAATCAATGTAACCGTGGAGCAGGCTGTGTTGCTAGGTCAGGTGGTGCTTGCTATGCAGGGCAATACCAAGGCGGCGACGTTCTTGCGTGACACTGCAGGGCAGAAAATTCTTAAGGATGCCGAAGAGCAGTCCCAATATGAGGACGATGGCTTTACCGACGCAATCAAACGCAGTGCAAAGGATGTGTGGAAATAATGGGCATCGTTGGCAGGCTGCGCAGTATTATCAAACCTGTTATCAAATTTTATAAATTTAGTAAAAAACAAATGCAAATCTTAACGTGGTGGTGTGAGGACTCTCCCTACTACGATTACAATGGCATTATAGCTGACGGCTCCATCCGTGCTGGTAAAACGGTAGCGATGGCCGTCTCTTTTGTTATTTGGGCTATGGATACCTACGATGGCCAGAATTTTGCCATGTGCGGTAAAACCGTAGGCAGCTTCCGGCGTAACGTCTGGAAATGGCTCAAGCCTGTACTGCTGGTGCGTGGCTATCAGGTGGAAGAATCACGCACGGAAAACCTTATCGTGATAGCTCGCAAGCAAGGCAGCACGATGAAGCTGAATTACTTCTACGTGTTCGGTGGTCGTGACGAATCTTCGCAGGACCTCATCCAAGGCATTACGTTGGCTGGTCTGTTTTGCGATGAGGTCGCGCTCATGCCGGAGTCGTTTGTCAACCAAGCGTCTGGTCGCTGCTCTGTGCCGGGCGCTAAGCTGTGGTTTAACTGTAACCCGGACAGCCCGATGCATTGGTTCCTGCTACGCTGGATTGAGAAGTGCGACGAGAAGCGCTTGCTGCATATCCATTTCCTGATGGACGACAATCCGTCGCTATCCGACGAGGTGCGTGAACGCTACCGGACGATGTATTCCGGTGTGTTCTATCACCGCTTCATTCTAGGTGAGTGGGTAATGGCGCAGGGCGCTATCTATCGTGATGCGTGGAGTGATGAGCTGCTTTTTGGTGATGACCAGCTGGAGTATTTGCTCAAAAATCTGCACATCATGCGCCGCTCCATTACGATTGACTATGGCACCGTGAACCCGATGGTGTATCTGGACGTGCTCGATGATGGGCGCGACCTGTGGTTCATCCGCGAGTATTATTGGGACAGCCGCGCCGAGGAAAAGGAGAAGGACAACAGCCAATACGCCGACGACCTGATTGAGTTCGTGCGTGGCGTGGAGCTGTGGCCGACAAATGTGGTCATAGATCCATCTGCAGCAAGCTTTAAAATTGAGCTGCGCAATCGTGGGCTGCGTGCGAAGGAGACCGTGGAGACTATCAACGCCGACAATGATGTCATTGAGGGCATCCGCAAGGTAAACACGCTGCTAACCCGTCGCCACATCCATTTTTATTGTGGTTTAGTGCACACGCTGAAGGAGATGCAGTCCTATTGTTGGGACGACAAGGCTCTGCAGCAGTCTGGCAAGGAGAAGCCTATTAAAGTAGCTGACCATGCGCCTGATGCGGTGCGCTACTATGTATCAACAGTCATCAGGCCAAGGAGGATAACAAATGTCTAAAAGAAAACGCAGGCGCGCCCTGGACAAAGCTCCTGAGCCGCAGCCAATACGCAGCAGGGCGCTCGACGCTTTTAGCAATGTACTGGCTCGTTTGGGCGCTGGCACTCCGAACCTGTTGGAAGGCACGGAGTACAGTCTGCAGCGCATGTCGCGTGATTTTAATACTCTAAATGCTCTCTACCGTGAGAGCTGGATTGTCCGTCGCATCATCGACGTTATCCCGGCGGACATGCTCAAAAATTGGATAACGATTACCAGCGGTCTGGACCCCGATGTAGAGAAGCGGCTCAGTCTTACTCTGCGCCGCACTCAGCTCATCGACAAGCTTAAGCGTGGCATGCAGTGGGGCAGGCTCTACGGTGGCGCTTTGGGCGTGATGCTGGTCAAACACCAAGGCTACGACCTTAGTCAGCCGCTGCAGCTTGACTGGATAATGCCTGGGGACTTCGCAGGGCTGCTCATTTTCGACCGGTGGAACGGAGTTAACCCATCCAGCGAACTCATCGAAGATATTAGTGATCCTGATTATGGTTTCCCAAAATATTACACTGTGACTGATCCTGCCGGCGGTGGTTCCGTAAAGATTCATCATAGCAGGGTAATTCGCTTCACTGGCAATACGCTTCCGTTCTGGGAGGAAATCGCAGAGATGCAGTGGGGCGCGTCTGTCGTTGAGTCAATTTTTGATGAGCTGCGCAAACGTGACAATGTGAGCTGGAACATTGCGCAGTTGACCTTCATGGCGAACATCCGCGTGCTAAAGATGCAGGACTTAGGTCAGCTTCTGGCGGCAACGGACAACGAGTCGCAGGCTGAGCTGCTGCGAACGCTGGAAGCGCAGAACATGCTGCTGAACAATATGGGCATGCAGGTCATGGATGCTGCAGATGGTCTGGAAACGCACCAGTACACTTTCGGCGGCCTTGCTGATTGTTATCAGCAGTTTATCATGGATATCAGCGGCGCTGCTGAAATTCCGGTGACGCGTCTGTTCGGGCGCTCTCCCTCCGGCCTTAATGCTACGGGCGAGAGTGACCTGCAGAATTATTACGACATGATAGCGGAGAAGCAGGAGTCTTATCTGCGTCCTATCTTGAACAAAGTGCTCCCGCCGTTCATCATCTCGACGCTAGGCAGTCTGCCGGACGACTTTGACTTTGAATTTGACCCGGTTGCAGAGCCTACGGATAAAGAGCGCGCTGACCTTGCCAAGTGCGGCACAGACAATGTTGTAGCTGCCTACAATGCCGGTCTTATCTCTCAGCGCACTGCCTTGAAGGAGTTGAAGCAGCAGAGCGAGCGCACCGGTGTCTGGACGAACATCACCGATGAGGATATCGAGCGTGCGTCCGACTCCGTAGAGCCGCCTGGTGAGATGGGCGGAATGTTTGGCGGCATGGGTGGTGGCGAGGCTGCTGGTGCTGAACCTCAGCAAAATAAAGCGCCTGAATCTGAATAAATGACTTGCAACAATTATGCATGAGAGTTAATATGTACACACTAAAAATTACGGAGGTTAGCATCGTGGATAAAACTAAACTTAATCTGGAACGCCTGCGTGCTTATGATGCTGAATGGGAAGAAGATAAGCACCCGCGCGCTGAAAACGGACAGTTCACTTCAGGTAGTGGTAGTGCTGGTGGCGGAGCTGAAAGCGGTAGCAAGTACGGTTACAGTCGTTCTGAGCAGCATGTTGCCAATAAAATGGAAGAATGGGGCAACGAGCAAGGAAACATTGCTGCTCTTGAAGCTGCCGATGCTTTCCGTGATGCGCATGAAGATGAAAATGATATGCGTGAAGTCTTGAAATCTGTACGTCAGCATTTAGTCGAAAACGAAAATGACATTCGTGGTTATGATGAAAATCCCAAAAATTTTGACAAGGTTATGGAACAGCTGGATGATATGGAGTCTATGCTCGACGACCAGGATGATTATGAATTTAAGCATGGCGAAATCAAATCTCCACTCCGCCAGGCTGCTGAGGCGGTGCAGGGCGGCGATGGCAGGCTTAAAGGTTACAAGGGCTTGAGCTTTACACAGGAAACCAGCGAGGCTGATTCTGGCACTCCTGCCGGCGAGGTACATAATTTCATTGTTGGCAACCTTAAAGGCAAGGAACCGACGAAGGAAAATGTAACGGCTGCGTGCAAGCAGGTAGTAAATATGCTGAATGACGATATTAAATATCTGAGTGAGCGCGCTGCCACAGCTAGACGTTATGGCAATGAACAGGCTGCTAAGGAATGGGAAGCAAATATTGAAAAGCAGCAACAAAGAATACAAGCTGCTTATGAGGTTACAATGGGTTTTAGTAAATGAAAAAATTTAAAATGCCGCGAGTCATTGAGCGCTCTTATGCCAGCGCCATTGACCGCCTAATGCAAGGACTGAAGCGTGAGTTATCTCACGTTGCCAGTCCTTTTTTTATTGCTGACATAATGCGTCGGCTGGCACGTTCCCCGACTTTTATTCGTGCCTGCGACCAAATCGCGCGCTCGATGGCCACGCATCTGTTCCTTGACGGGCATAAGACGTGGCGTGCTGCAGCAGCCGAGGGCAGCAAGGGGCGAATCATCCGCACCGCTCTACAGCGCGAGCTTGCCTCACCACGCGTCGCAAAAGTGTACGAGGGTATAATCAGTCGTAATGCTGAATTAATCCGCTCTATGCCGCTCACGCTGGCTGATAGGGTGGCTCACAAAGTCGCAGAAGGTTACGAACAGGGCTTGCGACCGGAGGCGATGATAGACGATATCCTCAAAGAGTACCCGCACATGACCGAAGCTCATGCAAGGCTCATCGCCCGCACGGAAACGTCTAAAGCCAGCACTGCTCTGACGCAGGTGCGTGCTGCTGATGCAGGGCTTGAGTGGTACGTCTGGCGGACAAGCGAGGACTCTCGTGTGCGTTCTGCTCATGCTCATATGGATGGCGTGATTATCCCTTGGAGCGAAGCTCCGGCACCGGAACTGCTCAACCATGAGAAGTCGCAGGGGTACTACCATGCGGGAAACATTTACAATTGCCGCTGCTATCCTGAGCCGCTTATCAGGTTTGACCAGGTGGCGTGGCCAGCTAAGGTGTACCGAAACGGCAAAATCGAGCGCATGGGTATAAAACAATTTAGAAAACTATTACCTGGAGGTGAGCTATGAGCAAGGCATATTTTGGCTCACGAATCTCCGACCACATCATTAAAACACCGGAAGGCTTCCTGATCTGCAAGGATGTTCCGATTGCTCGTACAGGTACACAGCAATATCGAGGCTGCGAGTTCGGGGGCCCGGTCGCTGACGGCATTTATAATGTGCAGCGCCCTGAAGCTGAGGTTTTTGACCGTGCTGCCGTGGCAAGCTTTGAAGGCAAGCCTGTATGCGATGAGCATCCGGAAGAAGATGTAACTCCCGATAACTATGGGCGCTACATGAAAGGCGTGTGCCGTGATGTGCGTCGAGGCGATGGCGACTTGAGTAATTGCTTAGTCGCTGATTTAGTTATTTACGATGCTGACCTCATCGGTAAGATTGAGGCTGGCAAACGCGAGATATCTTGCGGCTATGACTGCTTGTGGAATCCAACGAGTGACTCCAGCTATGACCAGCTGGAAATCCGGGGTAACCATGTAGCAGTTGTTGATAGAGGCAGGGCGGGGCACAAGGTGGCCATCCGTGACACTGCCGACGATAAAAAAGGAGGTACCAAAATGTCTAAATCTTTGATTGGACGTATCCTGCGAGCGCTTGCTCGCGACGAATCTACTACACCAGAGGACATGGAGGCTGCTGCAAAACTTGCAGGTAATTCTGATGCTGAGCCACGTCCTCAGCCTGCACCCGCTGCTGCTCCTGCTCCTGCAGCTCCAGCAGCTCCTGCAACACCTGCACCTGCTGCTGTGCCGCAGCCTGACAATAAACCTGCTGCAATGGATGAGGCTACTGAGGCGCGTTTCAAGAAAATTGAGGACGCACTGGAAGCTATCAGCTCTAAGCTGAATCCTGCACCGCCTGCTGCAGAGCCTAAAAAGGACGCGCTGGATGCGCTGGAGGAAGAACTCCAAAACAAAGCGCCCGCTGCTGACCCAGCTCCTGCCGGTGACGAGGACGATGTAATCGAGCCGCCTGAAGATATCAATGCGCAGGATGCAGCGCCGGAAGAAGATGTTGAGGGCGAGTGTTCACCTGATGCTAAGGAAGCACGTGACGCAGCTATGGCTTTAATTAAAAACTTGAAGCCTGCTGTTGCCGCTATCCCCAATGAGGTTCAGCGCAAACGTGCGGCTGACTCTCTGGCTATTCTCATCAAAGGCTCTATGCAGCAGGATGCTCAATATGGCGAGTTGATGCAGATGCGTCGCCGTAACGCTGCGAAAGACAGCAAGCCTGCAGTTGATGACTACGCTCTGGGACGTGAGATTGCTAAAAGATATAATCCCCATTATAAAAATCGCTAAGGAGGCAAAATGATATGAGTGGTAAAGCAATTGGTATCTCTATGAATTTTGGCTACCCCGGTAATTACGCCCGCACTCCGGACGATATCGTGGCCAGCCGTCTGTTAAACGAGGAAAGCGAAGCTATCCCATTTGGTGCTGCCGTCTGCATTAAAGATGACAACACTTATGAAGCTGTAGGCGCTGCAACTACCGCTGCTAATGTCGCTGGCATTGCACTGCGTGTTGTTAAGCAGGCAGTGTCTTATGCAGAGCAAAATAAAACCGAGTATCAGCCCGGTCAGTATATGTCTGTGCTGGAGCGTGGTGCTGCTACTGTTGTATGTAATGTTGGCACTCCTAAGGCTAATGGTAAAGTGTATGTGCGCGTTAAAGCTAATACTTCTATTGCTAATGGAGTAGTTGGTGGTTTTGAAGCTGCAGCTGACAGCACTAACACCATTGAAATTCCGAATATGCGCTGGACTAGCGGCGCAATGGATGCGAATCGTGTCTGCGAGGTTACTCTGCTGACTCGTGCTTCTGCGTAATATAAGGAGGTATAAATAATATGGCAACTGGAAAATTTGGCTTTTATAGCCCGGACGCTGGTATGCGTAATCTGGGTAATTTTGCCATGCAGAATGGTGGTCGTAAAAGATTCCGCGGCTCCGCATGGGATGCTGCTGCCAGCTCTGGCATGGCGTATATTACAGGCGAACTTGAAAAGGTTGATCCTAAGCTGCGCGAACCGCTGACCAGCGTAACCTGGCAGCGCGATATTGTCGCCAAGACTGGCGGCGGCTGGGTAGAATTCACTTCTACTTTTGATGTTGACTATGCTACTTCTGGCGCAAACGCTAACAGCATCACTGCTCCCGGTGCGACTACCATTCCTGTAATGCAGGTCAACACCAGCAAGAACATGTTCAAAGTATCCACCTGGATGCACGCTATGCAGGTTCCGTTTATTGACCAGGCAAAAATGAAGCAGATTGGCCGCAATCTGGAAGATTTGCTGGATAAGGGTGTTAAACTCAACTACAACAAAACTCTTGACCTCAATGTATACAACGGCTTTAAAGAGGCAGGTACTACCGGTCTTTTGAATGATCCGAATGTTGTTACCTACACTGTTGGTAATGGTGCAAATGGCACTCCCGCATGGAACACTAAAACCGCGGATGAGATCCTGCATGACATCAACAATGCGCTGGTGGATGCATGGGCTGCATCCGAGTACGACATGAAAGGCATGCCGAATCATATTCTGATTCCGCCGAAGCAGTATGCTTACATCACCATGCAGAAGGTTTCCGACGCTGGCAACATCTCCATCATGGAGTATCTGATGCAGAACAATATTGCTAAAGAGCAGGGCGGCTCTATCACCATTGAGCCTTGCCGTTGGTGCATCAAGGCTGGCACCGGTCAAAAAGACCTTATGATGGTTTACGTCAACGATGAGGATATGGTTAACTTTGATTTGACTGTGCCTATCACCCGCGCGTATACTCAACCGTCTGTTGAGCGTGCCGCCATCCTGACTTTGTTTGCAGCGCAAATCGGCCAGGTTAAATTCATGTATTACCAACCTGTCGCATACCACATCGGTATCTGATTAGGCAATATTCTAGCCAGGCGTTTATCGTCTGGCTTTTTTATTTGAGGAGGACAATCAATGGTTATTTTAACTAAAAAACGCTTTGGCTTTGTGAAGCAGGACGGTACTGAACGCATTGATGCGGAACGCTTCCTGACTAAGGGCGGCATGGAAATTGAGGATGCTCCCGATTGGATTGCAACTGATCCGCTGTATGCGCTGGCTGTTGAATCTGGCGACCTTGTGCCGGTCAATGGTAAAACTCCGAAGGCTGAGGCAGAAGCTGTTGCCAAAGCCAAGCAAAGCAAAGCGGAGGATAAAAGCGATAAATAAGGAGGTGCAGCATCATGTACCATCCGTTGATTGCTCAGGCGAGCAATATAAAAACGCAGGAGAATCCTGTTTATCATAAAGAGGACTTTTTGACGTTTTATCCGCAGTTTACTGACAAGCTGCCGGCCGTGGTGCTGGACAGCTTTTTGCAGCTCGGGCAGGACTGCGTGTCTAAGCAGCGCTATGGAAAAATGTGGCAGCACTGCATCGGTTTGTTTGTGGCTCATATGTGTACGCTGTACATGCAGAGCGCTGCTGATGCGGAATCGCCTGCTGCAGATGTTCTTGCCGCAGCTCAGGCAGCTGGCGTGGTTACTAGTGAGTCTGCTGATGGCGTGTCCTATTCTATGGATACGTCAGCGCTGTCGCAGGACCTTGCAGGTTGGGCGGCGTTCCGGTTGACCGCGTTTGGCGTGCAGTTTGCCACTCTGGCGCGCTTTGCTGGCAAGGGAGGCATGTATGTATGGTGAGCGTAAAAACTTCCCATAGAACGGCCAACGGCGGCCTACAGGGGCTTATGGGCAGAGTACAAGCTTTGAGCATCAAGAAGCTATATGTGGGTATCCCACAGGAGAAAACTTCTCGTGGCGATGAGCCTATCAATAATGCGAGCCTGCTGTACATCCATACTCATGGCATCCGGCGTAAGTCCATGCGTGAGGAAATGCAGGGCTATATGGATCAGGGCATGGAGTACAGTCTGGCTTATCAGCTATATGTTCAGACACACGGTTCGCCGCTCTGGCACGCTCCACCGCGTCCTGTAATTGAACCGGCCATTGCCAAGCATCACCGTGAGATTGCAGAAGAATATGCTAAGGCTGTAAAGGCTGCTATGACTGGCGATGGAAGCAGGGCTGATGCTTTTATCAAACGCACAGGCCTGCTGGCGCAGAACATTTGCCGCAAATGGTTTACGGATGCCGAGAATGGCTGGCCGCCTAACTCCCCGAAAACCATAGATAAAAAGACCAAAGGCAAGGGCGGCAAAACTAATCCGCTGATTGATACCGGTGCCTTGCGTAAGGCTATTGTTTATGTGGTAAGGAGTGATTGACGTGGTTAATGTTGGCAGAGTGGTGCGCAGCAAGCGTTTAGGCTGCCAGCGCATTACTGTCAAACGCTACGCTGCGAGCTGGTATGATGGGGCTTATGGTCGGGATGCAGACAATCCTATTGTTCTGCAGGTGGCAGCGATTGTCACCGTTGCCCAGCCTAAAGATTTGCAGTTATTGCCTGAAGGTGACCGCGTCACCGGGGCAATGAAATTTTTGACGAACGTGGAGCTGCACGCGACCAATGGCGAGTCCATCAGTGATGAGCTGGAATGGCGCGGAGCACTCTACAAAATCCTCACCGTTACCCCTGATATTGATTATGGGTTTTACCGCAGTATTGGGACGCGATTGGACGGTGACGGTGTTGGTTAAAAATATTGTTGAATTTGAATCTTTAATGTGGGCAGAGCTGATGGACATCCTCGGGCATGATGCTAAGACAATACCGCCGCCTGTACGCCGCTCCTGGCCAACGGACGGAGGCCCCGACTGGAAGCTTTCAGACAACGTGGTCTTTATGCAGTGTACCGAGGCGGCCGAGGACATCATGCAGCCGATTGATGAGCGTTGGCAGTCTGAAGGACGTGATTTTTTGCGTGAGAGTGCAAGCACACGTACCATCCAGCTACGCCTGAATGCTTATGGTCCTGCCTGTTATGAATCGCTGCTTAAGCTACGCCTTGAGCTGTTGCTTGGCCGACCGAAGCTCAAAAAACAAAAAATTTATATTATTCCCGGCAAGGATTCCATCCAATATGCGCCTGAACTATTTCAGGGGCGTTGGTGGAAGCGCGCCGATTTGACTTTATATTTTAATGTACTAATCAGCATTAAATCTATCGTGAAAGCGATTGAAGAAGTCAACGTTACGATTAAAGCAAACGAGCCTGGTACGAGTGATGTTATCCTTGAGCCAGGCGAAATTATTATTAAGAAAGGGTGATTTAGTTGGCTTATAAATTGGACTTATCTCCGATTGTCGACGTGGTTATCAACCTGTCTGCTAAGGCTGCTGCTCGCAAGGGCTTTAACCTTGGCCTGATTATTGGCAAATCAGAGGTTATTCCGGCGAATGAAAGGGTACGTATTTATACAAGCGCTTCTCAAATGCTGACCGATGGGTTTACAGAAACGTCACCGGAATACAAGGCTGCTCAGCTCTATTTTGCTGCTACGACTAACCCGCGCAAGCTGGCGGTAGGCGTAAAGCTGGTAGAAGACGAGAATTTAACTGCTACGCTGGAGGCTTGCCGTGCTGCTAACTCTCAGTGGTGGCCGTTTAGCTATCTGGGCGCAGAAGATGTTGATATCAAAGACTGTGCAGCTTGGTGCGAGAGCGCTGTACCTGACAGCGTCTACATGTATACGACTGCTGATAAAAGCGTTCTTGACGCATCTGGTGATGCAAAGAGCATTTTTAAGGCTTTGCAGGATAAAAACTATCGTCGCAGCTTTGGTCAGTATTGTGGTGACACGGATACTCCCGATGCTGTTGCAGCTACTATGGGCTACGCGATGGGCGCTAACCGTGGTCTTGCCGGTGATGCGTTTACGCTGGCGTATAAAACTCTGCCCGGCGTAAAAACAGATGACCTGTCTGAATCTCAGGTAACCCATGTATGTGGCAGTGCTGAATCTACAGGCCATAATGGTAATGTCTACATTAACCGTGGTGAAGAATATGATATCCTGCAGCAGGGCTATATGGCTGATGGCACGAGCTTTGATGAGCTACTTTATCTTGATATGCTCAAAAATGACATTACTCTTAATGTCATGGACCTGCTGTATCAGCGCCGCAAATTGCCGCAGACTGAAGCTGGCGTTACCAGCATTATTAATGTTATCAATGATGCTTGCCGTAAGTATGTAAAGTTAGGCTTTATCGCTCCAGGCAAGTGGAACGGTGCCGAGTGCCTGAATCTGCAGACAGGTGATTACCTGCCTGATGGCTATCTGGTGCAGAGCGTGCCTATTGACGAACAGTCTCAGGCTGACCGTGACAAGCGCAAGGCTCCACCGATTTATGTATGTTGCAAGCTGGCTGGTGCAATCGAATTTGTTACCATCCAGGTTAATGTTAACCGCTGAGGAGGCTATCTGAATGGAATTAACTACTTACAGTTTTGCTGATCTGGCTGGCTCTATTAACCATCCGACGTTTGGCTCTTACCTGTTTGATGGTACTGGCGTTGGTTCTGTAACCGTTGCTAAGGCCACCGACCGCACTGCTCATGATATTGCTGCAGATGGCTCTGTAATGGTATCTAAGATTGCGGGCAATAATGGCACCGTAACCATTGAATGTCAACAGACCTCTGCTATCCATAAATGGCTGAGCGCCTGGTTTAACGCGCTGTGGCAACTGCCTACGAGTGAATGGGCAAGCACCAGCATGACGCTGCGTAATACCGCTACAGGTACCCGCCACATCATCTCCGGCATCTCACCGCAGAAGGAGCCGGACACTCCCTATCAGAGCCAAGGCCAACGAGTGTCTTGGACGCTGATGTGTGCTGAGATTACTAATCTGCCGATTTGACGATGGAGGGCTGAATCATGATTAAACAAAAAACACAAGTTGTGGAGGTGGCTGGCAAATCCTACCAGCTCACTAAGATGGACGCTCGCACAGGCAGTTATGTTGCTTTTAAGGTTGCGGGCGTGCTTGCTCCCTCGGGCGGCAAAACCGCTGAGATGGCTGCTGCTCTCATGGGCATGCCGCGCAAGGATTTTGACGAGCTGCAATCTCTGTTGCTGCGTACTGTTAACCGCTTAGTTGATAACGGTAATGGCCAGCAGTTGCCTGAACCTGTCTTGACGGCTAAGGGTGATTTTGTTGATGAGGCTCTGGCGTATGATGCTGCCAGCGTTATTCAGCTGACTGTTCATGCGTTGATTTTCAACGTCGGAGGTTTTTTCGCCGCAGCCGGGTTGAATCTCCCGGCAGAATTGATGGGCAAACCTACGAGACGATGAGTTATCCGACGCTTGATGCTTTCGCTTTTGCTCCTGTTGCTGCAGGGCTTTGGCGGCAGCACGAGCTGAGTGATGGCACATATGATTTTGATGATTTGCTGGACGCTCACGAACTGTTGGCGGTCAAGGCGGAAAACGCACGGCGGATGCAGGACGCCATGAGAAAGGAGTAGGCTGATGAGCAATATCTTAGAAGAATATCTTGTGCGCATTGGCGCGGAAGTCGACAAGGACGCTTTTGCCGGAGCTGCGCAAGCTATCAGCAAGTTATCCGGTATGCTCGGGAAGCTGGGTACTATCCTTAAATATGGCGGTATTTTTGTAGGCCTTGCTAAAGTTACGGAAGCTGTCATTGATAACATCAAGGCTGTGGCCAGCGCCGATTTGGAATACCAAAAGCTGGCGCAATCAATGTGGGTGACAAAAGACACAGCTAAAACCTTGAGTGTGGTCCTGAAGACCATGGGCGCTTCGCAGGAAGATGTGGCATGGGTGCCGGAGCTGCGTGAGCAGTTTTTCCGTCTGCGTCAGGAGATGGCAGAGCTGTCTACTCCTGCAGATGCTGACGGACAGTTAGCCTGGATCCGTGAGATTGGTTATGACGTGCAGTCTTTGCAGCTCAAATTAAAAATGTTTAAGGAATGGGTGGTCTATTACCTTATAAAAGAGCTGCAGCCCTACATCAAAGAGTTTCAGGAATTTATCCGCTGGCTGAATGATAAATTTGGTAAGAACTTGCCTGCACTGGCGCGTAAGGTAGCCAGCGTGCTGGCGAGTGTTGTGCGTGTAGCTATGTCGCTGGTCAAGGCTCTAAAATGGCTATTCGAGGGCATTTATAATTTTATTGACGCGCTGCCAAGTAAAACAAAGGCTTTAGTGGCTATATTTGCTGTTGTCGGTGCTGCCATCATGGCAGGGCCGTTTGGCTTGATGATGATGGCCATCGGCACTGCACTCATCATGCTGGAGGATTTCTTTGGTTATCTTGAGGGGCGCGAGAGTAGCAATACATTAAAGCCGCTCTGGAAATGGCTTACTGATGAGAATAATCCATTGCGCCGCCTGCTTGAAAAGCTTAAGGAAGGCATTGCGTTTATCCTTGCCAAGCTTACAGAGCTGTTTGAGAAAGTCTTTACCGAAGAACGTCAGGAGAAGCTCAAAAAGACGGTAGCTAATATTGCTAAGGGCATTGCTGAAATTGCCGAAGGCTTGGCAACGATTGTTGAAAAGATTTGCGGTGAGAAGTATCCTGTAGTGAAGAAATTCTGGGATTTCTTCCTGACATCTGTCGGTAAAGTTGTAGATAAGGTACTCACACTGGAAAATAGGCTGGCACATCTATGGATGGCTTTGGGTAAAGCTATGCAGGGCGATTTCAAGGGTGCACGTGAAGAATTTATCAATGCTATTACCGATGAAAATGCAACAGGCGAGCGTTCTAAATATATCCAGAAAAAGCTTATATCAATGGGATTTACTGCTTCTGCTGCCGCTGGCGTTGTAGGCAATCTTGTCCAGGAATCCGGTTTGCGCACTGATGCTATCGGTGATAATGGCACATCTGGCGGTTTAGCTCAATGGCATAATGAACGCTTAGATGCTCTTAAGCGTTTTGCTGCTGCGCGTGGTAAAGAGTGGACCGACCTTGACACGCAGATTGAATTCTTGGCAGAAGAAATGCGCACGTCCTACGCCGATACTTATGCTAAAATGCAAAGCGCTGAATTGCCGGAGATAGCAGGGCAAATTATGACGGACGAATATGAAATCCCTGATCCTGCATCTGCTAATTATTCTCAGCGTCGAGCTAACGCTCGTGCTGCCTATGAAGCTATGAAGTCTGCCAATAAACAAACTTCTGCTGATGCATCTCACGGAGGTGCTGGCGGTTCATATGACAGCCTTGTTGCTCCTACGAGCTATGCTGCAGGTTTTGCCGCTGGTGGTACTGCCGGTCTTATGCCGATGGCGAACAGTACGGCAAATTATAACGGTGGAGTTGTAAATGTTGGCGGTATTGTGGTTAATTGTGGCAGTGTCAATGATCCTCAGGGCGTGGCTAAGGCTGTAGAAGGAACAATGGAAGATTTTGCCCAGCGTCTTGCAGCGCATAACGGAGGGACGGTGTTTGTATGAGCTTAATGGGTACAATGAACACTTTAAATGGTATCTGGGGCGCTAATAATCTGGTTGCTAAGCTCACGGGCAATAAATCATTTAAGACTAATGATGGTTATAGTCCATCTGTTTGGGGCAGTGGACTAGGAGCACAACAGGTGCTTATGGTCAAAACGAACATTGGCGGCTATTTTTTTGATGCTGTTTTTAGCGTTGATACTGAACATAGCCTGACGGTTACCCAGCATCCTGTGCAGACTGGCGCAAATATCAGTGACCATGCTTTTGTGAATCCTATCCGTATGACGATGCAGATTGGCGTATCTGATGCCATGGCTTATCGTACTGGTGCTGATTATGGTGGTGATGGCGGCACAAAATCTGTACAGGCCTATCGCTTACTCTGCAAGCTGCAGGAACTGCGTATACCAATGCAGGTTGTTACGCGTCTGAACACGTACCAGAATATGCTTATTGAGAGCATTGATGTGAGCGATGATGTGTCGACGCTATGCGCGCTCAAAGCTACTGTGAATCTTGTGCAGGTGCTGGTGGTTAATGTTGGGACCGAAAAGGTTTCCGCGCGTCAGTGGACTACAGGTGCACAGCGCAAATCGCAGGAAGTGCAGCCTAAAGGCGACAACAGTACGATTTTGCGCAAAGTAGAAAAGGGCACAGATCTGGAGGTGAAGTGGTAATGAGCTATTATGAAATACCATTGACTACCACGCCTTTCGACCAGAAGACTTTTAAGCTGACGCTGGATGGCGAGCGTAACATCAACATCCTGCTGAAGCTACGCTATTATGATTTGTACGAGTTGTGGGTGGCTGATGTCTGCGACAATAGCACAGGCGAAGAGTTGATTACAGGCATGCCATTGGTGCCTGGTATTGATTTGCTGGGGCAGTACTCTTACCTGAATATTGGCAGCGCTCAAATCGTGGCTGTTGGTCCTACTACACAGGAGCAGCCTGATAATGAGACACTAGGCTCAGCCTGGGTGCTTTTGTGGGGTGATGGCTCATGAGCAGTTATCTGTGGATGAGAAAGTGGAAAATCCTTGTTGTGGATGATCAGGACAAGGAGGCCTTGAACGTGTCTGACCTGCATGTGAAGTTTACGGTCAAAAAATCTCGGGAAATAAACAATTACTCAACTGTGGAGATTTACAATCTTACTGCTGCAACAGAGCAGAAAATCCTTAAGGAAGGTGACCGTATCATCATTGAGGCTGGCTATGAAGGCTATCTGACTACATCTGCAGATGGCTCCGTGCAGGAAGCAAAGGATGCTGAAGGCAATACACAGGAGAAGCAGTACGGAGTTATCTTTGACGGTAAAATTATTTATCCATCCCGGCGCAAGGAGAATAACACGGATTACGTGTTATCGCTCCTGTGTGTGGATGGCGCTAATGTGCTTGCTAAAAATTTTATTGCCAAAACTTTAAATAAGGGAATTAATCAACGTCAGATTTTGGACGCAGTCTGCGAAAAGTCAAAAACCAAAATACCTACGAATAGTATTACTCAGGGCCTGTCCGGTCAAAAGCTGCCGCGGGGTAAGGTTATTTTTGGCGAACCTAAAGATTATATATCTGATATTGCCCGCGGTAACGGTGCGAGCTATTGGGTGAATGATGGCAAATTGAACATGATTAAGCTTGCTGACGCTGCCAAGGATGAAGCCATCGTGCAAACGCCTACAACCGGTCTTGTCGGTATGCCGACGCAGACGCAGTATGGCGCAAATTTTAAACTGCTGCTGAATCCTGCTGTACAGATGTGGTCCTTGGTGCAGCTTAAAAATAGCGAGATTGCGGAAGCGCAGGTCACGCCTGGTCAGGCGCAGATGCCGCTTGATAAAGAGTGGATCTATCAAGTTATTGAGCTGACGCATACTGGTGATACTATGGGTAATGATTGGTATACGTCCTGTACGGCAGTTTCTCGCTATGGTAAGGGCGTACTGCCTGCCCTCATGGCCAACAATTCGCAAAATCCGAACGGAGTGTGATTTTATGATTGATTTGAATTTACGCACGCCGAACGTCGAACGGCAGGGAGAATTGGATGCTCGTGCCGCTGCAATCAAGACGCGCGTGTGCATGCCTGGCATTATCCAAAGCTTTGACGCGGCCGCTCAGACTGTTACTGTGCAACCAGCGTTGCGAGAAAAAATGCTTGCAGACGGTGATGAATCATGGATAGATATTCCTTTGCTGGTCGACGTGCCTATTGTCGTGCCACGCGCCGGAGGTTATGCGCTGACGCTACCTATCCAGGCAGGCGATGAATGCCTTGTGGTGTTTGGCGATATGTGCATGGATGGCTGGTGGCAGAGCGGAGGCGTGCAAAATCAAGTTGAATGTCGCAGGCATGACCTATCTGATGGCTTTGCTATTATCGGCGTGTGGTCGCAGCCTAGAGTAATCCCCGGCTACAGCACAGGCTCTGCTCAGCTACGCAATGATGCGGGCAGTGCTTACGTAGAGCTTGCCGGAGACACGATTAACATCGTAGGCGGTACGGTAAACATTAAAGCGGGGCGGGTGAACATCAATGAGTAGTGCAACGCGTTTAGGCGATTTGGATACCGGTCACGATGCCTGTGCTCCGACAGCGCTCGTATCGGCCAGCCCTAACGTATATATCAACGGCCGCGCTGCAGGGCGCGTGGGCGACAGTTATGCGCCTCACGGCTGCGTCGCGCATCCTACGCATAGCGGTGTAATTGCTAGTGGGAGCAGCTCTGTGTTTATTAATGGCAAGGCTGCGGGGCGCATCGGTGACCCCGTAAGCTGTGGCGGCACTGTGGCCGAAGGCAGCAGTAATGTGTTTATTGGAGGCTGATATGCAGGTTAGACGTTTAGACGACAATTGGGACTACTGCTTTGGTCGTGGCTCTCAAAATTACATCAGCGGCATCGAAGCTGTCGGGCAGGCGATAAAGCAGCGCCTGCTCCTGCTCTATGCCGAATGGTGGGAAGACTTAAAAGATGGGCTGCCGTTGTGGGAGCAAATCTTAGGCACTTCAGGCAGCGAAGAGAACAGGCAGGCCGTTGACATTATTATCCGTGACCGTATAAGCAGCACGGAAGGCGTACAATCTGTCACGTCTTTTGAATCATCTTACGAACGCAGACATTATAAATTTACGGCAACTGTAGAGACTATCTATGGCTCGTTGACTATTAGTAGTGAGGAGGTGCAGATGTGACGTATTTTAAGCCTTATGTTGATAGTACGGGACTGCATATCCCTACCTACAACGATATTTTAGAGGATATGATTGCCGCTATGAAGCAAATCTACGGCGATGATATCTATCTGGACAACAGCTCGCCTGATTACCAGCTGCTGTCCATTTTTGCTCTCAAACAAAGCGATACGCTGCAGGCTATGGCTTATGCCTACAATGCACGCTCGCCTGAAACGGCTATCGGTGCGTCGCTTGACAGCGTGGTAAAGCTGAATGGTATCAAGCGCAAGGCTGCCAGCCAGAGTACGTGTCAGGTAAAAATCACTGGTACGCCGTTTACACAAATCGTTGACGGTGCTGTGCGTGATCGCGCTGGTCTGACGTGGGACTTGCCCTCAAGCGTGGTTATTGATTCCAGCGGTATGACATACACAGTTGCGACCTGTCGCACGGCCGGAGCTGTGAGCGCTCTGGCTGGCGATATAGCGCAGATTGAAACGCCGACTTACGGCTGGGTGTCTGTGACGAATGAAGTTGCTGCAGTGCTAGGTAATGCGCAGGAGACTGACGCGCAGCTGCGCGAACGCCAGACCATCAGCACGGCGAATCCGTCGCAGACGATGCTGGACGGGACTAAAGGCGCGATTGCTGCTCTTAAAAATGTTTCCCGCTACGCTGTGTACGAGAACGATACCAACGTTAGCTCTGTAACGGATGATAATCCGTATGGCCTGCCAGCTCACTCCGTGACCTGTGTGGTCGAGGGAGGCACGGACGAAGACGTGGCAGAAGCAATTTTTTTACACAAGGGCATAGGGTGTTATACCAATGGTGATGTAGTTGTAGAATATACTGACCAGAACGATTATATAAATCGTGTGCGATTTTTCCGCCCTGTTTACAAAGATATTTTTGTTAAGGTCGTAATCAAAAAATACACGGGCTATATCTCCACTATGACGGTTAAAGTCCGCGAGGCTGTTTACAATTATCTGGCTGCGTTGACGATTGGCAGTGACGTGTCTGCGTCGGTGCTGAGCAACATCATTACCGATTGTAATCCCTCACTCACCAAGCCTATCTTTGGCATTAAGGAGCTGAAGCTTGGGCTGGATAAATCATCTATGTCTGCGCAGGACATTGATATAGGCTTCAAAGAGATACCTAATCTTGCATATGCGAACATTGAGGTGACGCTGGAATGATGCAGAATCTTGATTATTATAAGCGCCTGGTTACGAGCGAATATCGCCACAGCCCACGCTTTACGGCGATGGTACAGAAGCTGCTTAGCTATGGTCTGGGAATTGACGACAGCATAAATAATATGATTGTGGCGTTTGAGGTCGACAATGCTAGCACGGCTCAGCTTGACATTTTAGGCAGTATCGTTGGCGTAAGCCGCCAGCTAAAATTTGAGCCGTCTGCTACTGCAATTGGTGATGTTATTTGTCCATCACCAGCAGAAATGGCAAGCGGCGAGGTTTATCCGATAATTTATACGCCTACGCCTGACAAATTGGCGAGTACACCCATGCTTACAGGTTATCCGCCGACGGAAATAGGCGAGGGCAATCTTCTGGATGACGAAGTTTTCAGGCTGATGATTAAGGCCCGCATTATCCAGAACACCTGGAAAGGCACCATCGGTGAGCTGTACGATTTGTGGGACGCTGTCATGGGCGCTAATAAAAAACTGTCCATTGAGGACTTGCAGGATATGAGCTACAACATTGTGCTGCAGGGTGACTACACGCAACTTGAGGAAGAACTCATCATCCATGCTTATGTTATCCCGAAGCCGGAAGGCGTGCGTATCAATGTGCTGACGTTTGTATCGACAGACGGCTTGCCTTTGTTTAGTTATGATTATAATACTATGCGTTACAGTGGCTATGAGAGCCATTGGGCGGAAGCAGAAAAGGGGAATTGATAAATGGCTAGTAGTAATTTTAAAGTATTCGCCGAATCCGCGGCGGCGCTGAATGTTGTGAGCGACGCAGAATATGCTACAGACCCCCAGCGCATTAATGGTGTTGTGCCGGGATTGGCCTCAGCGGCGTTGCACAACAAGTTATATAAGCAGGCTACCATCATGGCGGCAGCTTTAGCGCAGGTCCTTGTCGAGCAGGGGCAGGACGCTATGGACAGCGATTATGCTGCGCTTGTAGCATCACTGAAAAAATCGTTGGTGTTGTCGCTGAATGGGGAGAAGCCCGATAAAAATGGCAACATCCAGAAAAATTTTGTCTATAGCGTTGAGGGGAAAAAACCGGACAGCGGTGGCAACGTGTCTTTGAATATCGATTATCTCAACGCGATGAGTTTTGTCGGCTCTGTGGTAATCACTCGCGATAACATCAATCCCGGCACAAAGATTGGCGGTACGTGGCAGCTTCTGCAAAGCGGCCGCTATGTCCGTACTGCCGGTGCAGGTTATCCAGGCGGAACGATGGGGGGCAGTGATGGCTTTACACTGGGTGTAAATAATCTGCCTGCACATAGCCATGAAGCTACAATTTATGGTGCTGGTAATCATAAGCATGACATTTATGTCAGCAATTGGCAAACACACGGCGGCAGTGGTGGTGCAGGATATCAAGCTCATGAGCGCCGCTGGGGCGCAACTGAAGAGGCTGGAAATCACTCGCATCAAATATCCATCCAATCTACTGGCAATGGAGAAAAAGTAACTTTTGAGCCATCTTATCTGTGTTTATACTTTTGGGTGCGTACTGCGTGAGGTGAAGTAAATGAGTAATGCAAGAATACAGTTTAGCCTGGCGAGTGAGGAAGTGTGGAACGCATATAATCCTTTGCTCAAAGAAGGCGAAATCGTCACTGTCTTAAAGGCTAATAAAAAAGTTAAATTGGTGCAGGGCAAGGTCGGCGGCTCGACGTACAGTGAGAGCACTGTGATTTGGGACGAGGATGAGGCGCAGATTATCATGAGTCGTTCAGAGGCTGCTGCTGTAACTGCTACTGCGCAGGCTGCTGCTGCAAAGAACTATAGTGAGAACGTCAATGTGTTTTTGCCTAGCGTGTCTTCTGAGGGTGTCTTAGAATGGACAAACAAAGCAGGACTTACTAACCCACCTGCTGTCAATATTAAAGGTGCTACAGGTGCTGCTGCCACTATCGAGATTGGCACAGTGTCTACAGGTGCAGCAGGTAGCAATGCAAGTGTTGTTAATAGAGGTACTGCCAATAATGCTGTGTTTGACTTTACACTGCCTAGGGGTGCTGATGGTGGTGTCACTGTTGATGCAGCACTTAGCGATACCTCTATCAACCCTGTGCAGAATAAAGTTATCGATGCAGAATTTAAATCGTTGACCTTTCCAGATGGTATGCTAGCTGTCCCAAGTTCCCGTGTTGCGTATGTTAGCAAACTGGCTGCTGATGCACTGTCACCAATTAACGATATTGTACATCTAGTTATAGAGCAATCCGCTGATGGCGTGGTTTGGGAAACATTGTTTGATAGTGAAAAAACTGTCGATAACGATTATCGAATAGCGTATCTTAATGGGTTACTTTTCCCAACAATGCTTAAAGTAACACAAGGCTACACGGCGCGTATCACGTGTACAGTGCAGCTTGCTACAACGTATTTAAGTGGTATATCCATTTATTTACAAAGTTTAAGAGGTAATAGTGAAAGTGGAAATCACTATAAGTGCTATTATGGCTATGATGCAATACCTTCTGTCGCGCTAGCAGAAGGTAAAGTAAAAACTTGGGGTAGCTGGAGCAGTGCACTGTTTAAGAGCATTAATTATAACACTTTACAATATGTATTCAATGAAGAGAGGGACGCTAGTGCGCAGTTAGTTTTTGGAGGAGTATTATGCAAAGGTACAATAGCTTATAGAAATACGCTTAACTTTGACATGGACAAACTAAGAACCAGTACCTCGTTTCCTCTGGAAGCTCCTAATTTTATCGGCAAGGTCAACGGTTTTGATGTAAAAGCATCTGTCCCTGCCAACGCTAAATTTATAGACAATGAAGCCAGCAATGTGTGGACTGCATTGCAGACTTTCAATGATGTTATGCTCAACAGAGAGAAATATACTACTTATGTTGTTGCTAGCACTTCCGATAAGCCTATAACCTCCACGATGGTTTATGCTGTGACAAGTGCATTTACTCTTGACCTTTCTGTTTTGGCTGGGGCATTGAGTGCTAGTCAATCATCCATATTTACTGCATATTTTGCTGCAAATGCAGATTACAGTTTGACTATAAGTAATGCAGGAAAATTAAAATATGTTGGTAGCGCAAGTGACGTAGCTATTACAAGTGCAGGGTTGCTCCTTAACATATGGATGAGCAAAGATGGCAGTGGTACTTTAACCAGCATCGTGCAAGCTAGCAAGTTATCATAGAGGTGGTAGCATGGGACTTAATAGATTGATGATGAGAAATGGTGTAAAGGTTGAAGATGGTAGCAAGAAGTGGGATTATAATGAAGCAAATAATAAAACAATTTCTTTTACTGTTCCACCGGGGATTAAGAGAATCAAAGTAACATCGTCTATTGATGGGGGTGAGGGTGACCCCGATTTATCCAACTATGCTAACATAAAGAATACATCAACCAATAAAGTTTGGGGTGAGGGTTGGTTTTATACTACCCCTGAGGGTGAAGTCGACGATGCCGCAGATATTGATTCCATTGTAGGTGTAACACCCAATAAAACTTATAGATTGCTGTTTAATTGCTATTATACAAGTGGTGTAACTTTTTCGTGGGGGCAAGCAATAAATGACATGACACCCACAGTTGAAGATTATTAAGCAAAGGAGGAACAAAATGCAAACAAAATATACGTACAAAGACAAAACATATACTCACATCTACCCTTTGTCAGAAGCCTTAGGGCAGGAAGGTATCTTTATACCTCTCTCTATCTCTGAGGAAGCCTTGGCAGAATTAGATGTTACTGTTACGCATGAGGAAGAACCTTTAGAAGTGGTTAAGCAACGTAAGATTGCAGAGCTGAAATATCAGCGTGATACGGCAGAGGTTGAGCCAATCGAATACAATGGGCATAGTTTTGATTATGACGACAAGGCACGTGATAGAATCAATGCAGCTATCATTGCGCTCGATTTGCAGGGAGAAGGCGCAAGCCTTGACTGGACTACGGCAGACAATCAAGATGTTAAAGTTACTGCTGACGATTTGCGTATGGTTATCGCCGCTGTTGCTGTGCGTAGTAATGCTTTGCACACAGCGTATAGAGCCGCCAAAGCGAAGGTTGAATCTGCCAGCACGGCAGAAGAAGTAGAAGCTGTAGCAATGAATAATTAGGAGGTTGAGAAATGGATTTTTTAGCTTTGCGCTACGCCGTATATAACGCGGCACATACTTTGACTCATGGTTTTACTTACAAATCAGTTATCGGCGCGATTTTGGCATTCCTGCTGCACAAGCATGCAGTACTGTTCATGCTTTTCTCAGCGCTGGTATTTCTGGACTGCTTTACCCGCTGGATGAGCCTGTCTTACAAACGTCTGCAGGGCATGGGGCAGACTCCGTCCGTGACGCAGATTATCGGCGGCATTGAGGCAGCTCGCGCAGAAGGCCTTATCTCCAGCGAAGTCATGAAGCATCGCTTTGTCGGGAAGGTCATCGTATATATCCTCTGCGTGCTTGCCGCTGTGCTGGTAGATTTGACCATGATTACGCTGCAGCAGCCTGTATGGGCTGTGCCGTTGGTAGCAGGTTATCTCGTAATCACGGAGCTGCTGAGCATCTGCGAGAACCTAAACGACGCCGGTATTGAGGCAGTGCAAGGTCTTGCTAATGTAATCAAAAAGAGAAGAGGTTGATTGTTATGGCTATGTTATCTGCTCATTTTTCTGAGTCCGAATTTGCTTGCAAGCATTGCGGCGAGCTGCCTGCTTATGGCATTAGCTCTGCATTGCTGACTGGTCTGGAACGCTTGCGTGCACGCTTAGGTCGTCCCATAAACATCACCAGCGGCTATCGTTGCCCGGTACACAATGCCAATGTAGGTGGCGTGTCTAACTCTCAGCATGTCGCAGGCACTGCCGCTGATATTTACGTCGACGGTGTGTCTACGCGCGAGCTGGCTCGCGTCTGCAAGCAGATTTTTGATGGTGTTGGTACTTATGTATCGCAGGGTTTTGTGCACGTCGACATGCGTGCTGGCGGCTCCGTTCCGGGCTATTATCTGTGGGAGGGCTAAGATGTGGAAAAAATATTTCGTAGTTACTGCAGCTACATTGTGCTTGCTGTTGCCTGCCTCTGCATCGGAGGCATCATCGGCTACAACCTACACAACCTACACGATGACGGCGGCGGAAATGTCAGCGCTCGACAGCAGGTTGAGTCTGCTGCTGCAGCAAACAAAGAGCACCAGGCAAGCGCTGGCAGAATCACAAGCAGCGCTGACCGAGTCGAGAGCGGAATTGAGCAAGCTCAAGACGGAATCAATAAAGCTGCAGATAGAGCTGCAAGCTCAGAGCAGCTTATTGGAGAGTGCCAACAAATCCTTGCAGGCATCCGCCAAAGAGGAAGCTCGCACCCGCCGCAGAATTAAAGCACAGCGCAATACCGCTATCGTTACGGCCGTTGGTCTGCTTGCCTATGCTATTAATAAATGATGATTGATTGGGAGATAGTGATATCTTAGGAGGTCTTGTGTATGGATGTCACTCGTAAGCGAGCGCGTGCGTGGCTACGTATGTGCTCACGAATCGAACTTGACCGTGCCATGGAAGAAGCACGGCTTACGGAGCAGCAGCGGGAAGTCATCGAGTTAATGTTTACCCGAGGCTTGTCCGTGGTTGCCATAAAATTACGCTGTAATATGGACGAGAGTACAGTAAAACGTATCCTTGCCCGCTCTTACGACAAAATCTACAATGTCATCATGTAATCTGCACCCCAGTTAACCTGGGGTGCTTTTTTTATGCCCTTTTATTGCGCTTTTGCACATCGCTTTTGCCTATACAATGTAGACAGAAATGAGGTGAGCTTATGAATTTTGCAAATATGCCAAATCAACCGAACCTGCCGCCTATGCCGCAGCTCTTTGGTCAGCCAGCACAGCAGATGGCTCCAGCTGGTGAGATTGTATGGGTGCAGAGCGTCGACCAGCTCAATGCTTTAACTCTCCCGCCCAATACGTCAAGAATCTATATGAACTCTGCTGATGCGGAGTTTTATATCGTAACTACGGACAAAATCGGCATGAAATCTGTGGCAACGTACACGTTTTTGGAGAAACCTAAACCGCAGCCTGTCGAATACGTTACCAAGGCGGAGTTTGCAGAGCTTATCGCTCTGCTGAAAGGAGTGCAGAATGAATCCAATTTACCAAAGGCAGAATCAGCAGCAGCGTCAACCTCAGGCGGGCGACCTGCAGGTCATCAAGCAAAATCTCAATGATAAAATGCTGCAACAATTTATAGCCCAAGCTAAGCAGCAGGGAATCTCTGACAATGATATCAATGCTGGATTGCGAATGCTCGGGTACAAGTAGGCATCACGCGCGATGTGCATTATTATAAAAGGAGGGATATCTTATGGATATCGGCGAAGCTATGGCGTTGACCAATAGTAACAATAACTGGATGAACAATCCGTTTATGTATCTTATCTGGCTGGCGTTTTTTGGCGGTGACGGTTTTGGCTTTGGCCGTCGTGGTAATACCTTAACTCAGGCAGAATTACAGGAAGGTTTTAACAATCAGAATGTAATGCGTAGTTTGGAAGGTATTAAAAACGGTGTTTGTGATGGTTTTTACGCTATGAACACAAATGCTTTGCAAGGTCAAAATCAGCTGCAACGTGATATGTGTCGAGGCTTTGATGCAGTCACTGCTGGTGTTGCTAATACTGGCTATCAGTTGGGTAACCAAATCACGGAGAACCGTTTTGCGGCTCAGCAATGCTGCTGCGAGACGAATCGCAATATTGACAGCGTTAAAGCCGAGAATTATAAAAATACTTGCGAAATCACCACTGCTATCCACAGCGAAGGTGAAGCTACTCGTGCTCTGATTACTGCGAACACGATGCAGGAACTTCGTGATAAACTGGCAGATCGTGATCGCGAATTGCAAGCTGAACGCTATCAAGTTAGCCAGCTCACTCAAAACAGTACTATCATCGAGGCAGTGCGTCAGCTGTTAGGTCAGCGTGGTTGCGCTGGCTGCCAATATCTGACTGCTGCTTGATGGGCGGTGAAAGGTAATGGCTTATCTGAATACTTATAATCTTGCTAGTCAAGCTCTGGAGGTTGGCAATGTTATTGCACTGGGGGCTAACGACGTGCAGTTTAGTGGGTGCTGCAATGGTTTAAGCCATGCAGCGGGCACTGGCATTATCAATGTCAAGGCTCCGGGCGTGTACGAAGTCAACGCTACGGTGACTGTTACTGCTACGGCAGCTGGTGCAATCGGCATACAGCTCTATAATGGTGCTGATGCTGTACCGGGTGCTGCTGCCAGTCAAACTGCTGCTGCCGCTGGTGTGGTAACGCTACCCATCAGTAAACTGATCCGCGTGCGTCCGTCCTGCGCTGCTGTCGGTAATGCGGCAAATCTCAGCCTGCAGCTGACAGGTGGTGCTGGAACGGTTACCAGCGTCAATGTAGCAATACATCAAATCGCTTGATTTTATGCGGTATAGTCTTTAATGGCTATACCGCATGTTTTTTATTTAAAATTTAAATTTATGACTTGCAATAATCAAAAAGTAGAGTTAATATACATATAATAAAAATGAAAGGTGGTTATGAACCATGAAAATTATTGATGTTATGCAACAATGGAATGATGATTGCAATGATTCTTTTCAAATGCTGGCTGGTGAATATTTTTTTGAACAACTCGAATACGATTGCAGCGAAATTGAAGCTTTGAAAGCTACAAAATCGTATCTGGAAAAATTCACTGAGGCTGATTTTGCCGAGCTCATCGGTGGAAAAGATGCTTGGCTGGAAGCGCTAAGAACAATAGAAATACTTTTAGGGGGCGAGAACCATGACTAAACGTGAAATCGAAACCTTGAAAAAAGGCTACCAAAGAAAATGCATGATAGCAAGAGGACGCAGAAAGGCTAATCCTGAAGGTGAAGCTTACGCTGAGGCTGAATCCGAACGCATCGGCTATCTGCATGCAGCTATAGAATTGATGGAAGTTGGCAAACGTCAAGGCAGCGCGCGTCCCCTCATTGATGAATGGGAAGCGGAGATTAGCTTTGACAGCAGATCCTAA